GTACTTCTTCACACAGATCACTCGTGATGATCTACGTTCAAATGGTAAGATTGTACCAATGGGTGCTCGTCACTTTGCTGAACGTGCTCAACGTGTACAGACCCTTACTACTATGTTCCAGATCAAAGCATCTGACCCTTCTGTTGCTTCTCACTTGTCAGGTAAAGAGTTTGCTCGTTTGTTAGCAGATGAACTAGGTGAACCAGCCTTGTTTGGTGAGAACATTGCAGTAGCCGAACAGCTTGAAACTCAAAGGGTCGTCACAGACGCACAGGTCGAGTTTGAGGCAGAGCAAGAAGAGATGGCAGAGCAGGGTATGCAAGAACTCCAAGCAGCCCCTGAGCAAGCTACTGAGGAAGTTCCTGAGGAACCTGTAGAATGAAAACTGTTTGGTTCAAAGACTGTAAAACCAAGAAAGAAAAAGAGGCAGTAAACCAGGTTCTCCAATCTAATAGAGAAAGCCTAGACCGTCTTAAAGAAATCCTAGAGCCAATGCTAAAGGATACTACCCCTGCCGCAGACTATGACTCACCCTCGTGGGCGTATAAGCAAGCAGATCGTAACGGGTTCAATCGAGCAGTGACCACTGTGTTGGACCTTATCAACTTAGACAAGGATTAACAATGAGTGTATTTTCTGAGGAGCAGGTGACCCCCGCAACACAGAGTGAGCAAGAAACATCTTTTGAAGGGGTGACCACTCCTTCTATTGTAGGTGATCTTGTAGGAGAAGGTCGTAAGTTCAACGATGTCGAAGCACTAGCAAAGGGAAAGCTTGAAGCAGACAAGTTCATCGAACAGATGAAACAAGAGAATGCTGCACTAAAGGCTGACCTAGAGAAGACTGCTTATCGACTTGGTGTAAATGACCACCTGAAAGAAATGGCCTCGGATTCCACCTCCGAACTTTCAGGCTCTAATAATAATAACGGTGGCACGTCGAATCAAGCTAACACCCAGCCAACTTCGAGTGAAGCAAACATTGAGAGCCTAGTTGAACAGACCCTGATGAAGCGAGAGCAACAAAGTGTTACTAAAAATAACATTGCTATCGTAGAAGCAGAACTTGAAAAGACCTACGGTACAGAAGCTGCTGCTACAGTACAGCAAAAGGCTGCTGAACTAGGGTTATCACTATCGGAACTACAGGGTATGGCTTCTAAGTCACCTACTGCTTTTATGCAGTTGCTTGGACAACCAGCCCCTAGACGTTCTCCAGTGATTCAAGGGAGCATTCGTACTGAAGGTTCTACAATGCAAGCATCCTCTGAAAAAGACTTTGGCTACTATCAAAATCTTCGAAGAGAAAACTCTTCACTTTACTACAAACCTTCTACCCAACGAGCGATGATGGCTGATGCTGATCGCTTGGGTGGTTCATTCTACAAATAAAGGAATACTAAAATGGCTGGTAATACAGTAGCAACCCTAGCACTTGCTAAACGTGCAGAAGTTTGGTCCGCCGAACTTAAAGAAATCTTGCGTGACGAACTGCAAGGTATGAAATATGTTGACTGGTTGAGTGATTTTCCAGATGGCGATACATTCAAAATCCCATCCTTGGGTGACGCAACAGTTGCAGACTACGTTGAAGATGCAGCAGTATCTTACACTGCGATTGACGATGCACAGTTCACCTTCACTATCACTGACTACCTTCAGTCAAGTAACTACATCACTAACAAAGCGATGCAGGATGTCTATTACTCCAACCAGATCATGTCTCAGTTTGTTCCACTTCAAGAACGTGCTTTGATGGAACGTCTGGAAACAGACATTATGAAGTTGGCTCAGACTGGTCAAACAGCTGCTAACCCTAACACCATTAACGGTGTTGATCACCGTATGATTGGTTCAGGTACTGGTGGTGTAATTGCAGTTGAAGACTTCGCAAAAGCTCTTCGTGCATTGAAAACTGGTAAAGTACCACAGAAGAACCTCGTGGCTATCGTTGATCCGTCTGTTGAATTTGAGATGAACACCCTCTCAAACATCACGAACGTATCTAACAACCCACGTTGGGAAGGTATCGTAAATTCTGGTATCGCTTCTGGTATGTCCTTTGTTGCTAACATCTACGGTTTCGATGTCTATACATCTAACTACCTTGCAACGAAAGCTTCAGAGACTATCAGTGGTTCTGCTGCTCCATCTAACGCAATCAACAACATTTTCTTCTCAGCTGAGCAGTCTGTGTTGCCTTTCGTTGGTGCATGGCGTCAGATGCCTGAAGTGGACACAGAGTACAACAAAGACTACCAGCGTACAGAGTTTGTTACTACTGCACGTTATGGTATGAAATTGTACCGTCCAGAGAACATGGTTTCTGTTCTAACAAAGCCAATGGCTTAATCTAAAATACAACGGGAGGGGAGAAATCTCCTCCTGTTACCACTTTTAACTTGACAACTATTACACCTGTGTGTATAATAGTCTTAACAAGCCCCCTTGCTAAGGATACAGAATATGGCTAACGTAGAACATTCAGCACTTACGGGTAGTGCATTGCACGAACCTAAGGGTGTAGCTGGTGCTAACAGTGGTGAAGCCTATGTAGCCAATGGTTCAGGTAGTGGGGTATGGCAACCTATCCACAGACATCTGGGTGCTTCTACTGCCTTTAATGCTTCTTCCCCTTATGCTTACTCCCTAGATACAGATATAGCTGAGAAGTTCTTATCTCCTTCTATTTCTTCTTCCACAATATCAGGTTTTACAGTTGTTACTTCTCCTAACCTAAGGTTTCAGTACAACGATGCTACAAGTCTTACAGGTCTTATCAACGTAACAATGTCTTCTAGTCAATCTTCAGGGCCATCACATGAGATAGAGTGGGCCTTGTTTAAGAATGGCACAGAGATTGTAGGCTCACGAGCAATCCGTACTATTGGTACAGGTACTTGGGGTTCTATCAGTGTGACGGGCCTTACTGCCCTAGCACAAAATGATTACATTGAAATTAAGACTAAAGCTAGTGTAGACAATGTAGGCGTTAACTACGCAAACATTTACGTTTCTATTATTGGAATGAGTGCATAACATGAAAATGAATCTCCTTCAAATGGTCCAGAATATCTTGTCCGACATGGATTCGGAGGAGATCAACAGCATTTCAGATTCTAACGAGGCTGGCCAGGTTGCTACGGTAATAGAGAATGCCTACTTTGCGATGCTTGCTACTCGTGTTATCCCTGAGCTATCTCAAATAATTAAACTTACATCCTTTTCTAGTTCTGCTAGACCTACTCACTTCTCCTTTCCTTCTCGTGTAAAGAACATTGAGTTTCTGGATTACAACTCGACTAAGGTTGTTGGTGGTGTAGACTACAGACGCCTCACCTACTTGGAACCAGATGAGTTCTTTGCTTTGTCTGACTCTAGGGATAGTCTCGCCTCTAATATAAAGCAAGTTGGAGACGTTCAAGCAGACAGCACACTTCTCATTCGTACGATGTAATGCCTAGCTACTATACATCTTTTGATGACGAGAATGTAGTGTTGGATTCTTATATGTCTACAGTAGATTCTACTTTAACTTCTGCTAAGACACGAGCTTACGGTATTAAGTATCCAACATTTGATTCTTTCTCTGACACCTTCACCCCAGATATTGATGAAGTTATGTTCCCTTACCTATTAGCTGAAGCAAAGTCTACAGCAATGTCTTTGTTTAAGAGTGGGTCTGATCCTAAGATTGAACAGGCGGCTAGACGCCAGAAGGTCTATGTACAGAATGACTTGTACAAGATTAAAAAGGAAAGGCCTCGTAACACTTATGGCAGACGTTGAGTTAATCAAAAGTGAAGATGGTCAAAAGATTAAAGTATATAGTGACAAGACAGAAAAGGCCTTAGTAGTTTACAAACCTCAAGATGGTTTTAAGTTCTACTCAGTTAAATACGAAAATGGAGCACAAGTTCCTAGTGAGTTAAACGGACAGTGGACAGGAATTGAAGGAGCTTTAAAGGCTGTAACTTCACACTTAGCACTCAAGAAACCCACACCTCGTAAAACAGTAAACGATAGGTCTAAGGCTCGTAAGGCCGATAAGGAAAAACTAGATGCCTCAGAGCTTAGTACAAAGAACAGTTAATACCTTTGTCAAGGGTCTCATCACTGAGGCCTCTGAACTTACGTTCCCTGAGAACGCATCTGTTGATGAGCTTAACTGTTCTCTTGAACGAGATGGCACACGCCGTAGACGTAAGGCTGTTGCTTTGGAAGTAGGAGCAGTTACATCTGGTGCAGTCATTCCACAAGGGGGTGTTGTTCAGACAGCTTCTTGGTACAATGTTGCAGGACTTACTAACTTAGAGTTTCTAGTCATACAGAATGGTAAAGACCTTACCTTCTACGAGAAAGCTAGAAACCCTTTGTCAGATCAGTTAGTAACTTCTGCAAGTTTTGACTTATCTACTGTATCTGCTAACAATAACCTTTCTCCTTCTGAGGAACGTATTCAGGTCACTTCTTTAAACGGTGTACTTGTTGTTGCTTCTCCAGCTATTAACACAGTGTACCTTGAGTACGATGCAGCAGGTTCTCCTAACAAGATTACAGCTACAACTATTGAGTTCAAAGAAAGAGACTTTGAATGGCAGGGTTCTGTTGCTGAAGTGACGGATGAATACTTCGAAGATAAGACTTCTGCTTCTATCCAGAGAAAATATGATACAGAGAATGTTGGTTGGATTGGCCTCAAGGGTGCTGCTGCTCTAACAACTTATGGAGCACCTACTACTTACCCTCCTTTGACCCACGCATGGTACTCAGGTAAGACTGCTGCTGGGGCTTTCAGTAAAGTAGACTGGCAAGAAATTTACACTGGTTCATCTTTAGCAGCCAACGGTCACTACGTACTAGATGTCTTTAACAAGGCTCGTACTGGTCTAGCAACAGAGGTCGAGACTGGTAGATTCCGTACTGTTGCAGCCTATGCTGGTCGTGTCTTTTATTCTGGTATTGACTCAGCTGATAACGGCGGTAAGATTTTCTTCTCTAGGTTAACAGAGAGTGTTCGTGATATTGGTAACTGCTACCAAGTTAACGACCCAACATCTGAAATTCTTTCTGATTTGCTAGACACAGACGGGGGTGTTGTTAACATCCCTGATGCCCATAACATCCGTAAGCTTCACGTTCTAGGTGCTTCTCTCTTAGTGTTTGCTGAGAANGGTGTNTGGGCTGTTGCTGGNGTAGACAACGTGTTCCGTGCTACAGAGTTTGCTATCACTCAGATTTCTGATGTAGGNATTGTAAATGAGAACACTTTTACAGTTGGTGGTGGTGTACCTATCTGGTGGGCCAAGACAGGTATCTACTCAATTCAAGCTAGAGAAGGTTTAAACACACCTACTGCTACCAACCTTTCCCTTTCTACAATTCAAACTCTCTGGAATGAAATTCCTAACGAGAAAAAAGCACAGGCTTTTGTNGAGTANGACCANATCAACCAACGCATTTACTGGTTCTACCCTGACAAAGACGAGAGTATTGATTTCAAATATAACANCATACTCGTTCTTGACTTAGCTCTTCAAGCCTTTCATCCTTGGAAAGTAGAAGACGGAGCAGCTGGACATTACATTNTAGGTACTTCCTACTTTAGTGGTCTAGGTTCTACCTCTACAGAGACACAGGTAGTTAATGGTTCAGACACTATTGTTAACGGTGCTGACAATGTGGTTGCTACTTTGTATCGTGATTTCCTCCAGGGTGACAGTGAGATTAAACTACTTGTAAGAAGTGGTGTAGATTCTAAACTCACTGTAGCTACTTTTAGAGGAGACACTTACCTAGATTGGGGTAATGGTTCCTACGTCAGTTTTGCTGAAGCAGGTTATGATTTCATGGGCAGCATGACAGGTTTTAAGAATGCTCCTTACGTTACAACTTATATGCGTGTAACAGAGGACGGTTACGTAGCAGACGGTGCAGGTTATAACTTCATCAATCCTTCAAGCTGTAAGATGTCAGTATCTTGGAACTTGAGTAAAGCTAATTCTACACCTAGAGAAATCTATAAACTAAAAGATGTACCAGTTGTAGACCCTTCTGATCTTAGTTCAATCAACTATCCTACAGATACTATTGTTACCAAGTCTAAGGTGAGAGGTAGAGGACGTTCAATGAAACTACGGTTTGAGAGTACAGTAGGTAAAGACTTTCACTTAGTAGGCTACGAGGTAATTGGTGCAAGAAACTCAGGTATCTAAAATAAGAACAGCTACGGAAATTAGAGAACCTAAAGAAGAAGACGTTCTCGAAATTCTTTTCTTAATTAAGAAATTCTATAAGAAAGCTGGTTATGAAGTAACTGGTAAGTTTGATCAGAAAAAGGCTCTACCCCTTGTAGAAGGTATTGTGCAGAACGAGAGTTACTTTAAAAGGGTTGTTACAGTAGATGGGGAGATAACAGGTGCGGTTGCTTTTACTGTAGCTGCTAATCCCTTCAGTAATACGAATATAGGTACTGAGATTTTCTTTTGGTTAGAAGAAGGTTTAACCGCAGCCCATACATTTCTTAGACTTCTCAGAATGTACGAGAAGTGGTGTAAGGTTCAAAACTGTAAAACGTATAAGTTTGGAGTTGTCCCATCTGATAACTCTGATAAGTTAGAAAAAACTCTAGTAAAGCTAGGTTTTGTTAAGGCAGAAGAAGCCTTCATAAAGGAGATATAATATGGCATTTCTAGTTCCCGCAGCA